GCCCAGTAATGGATACTTCTGACAACACATGTCCAGCAAGTATACCACTGAATTCTGTGATATATTCTAGTCCACCAGCAACTTCATTTAACTGTAATAGCGTATCATCTCTTGATGCTAGACTTGCATAAGTACCAGCTCCAATTGATCCAGTAATAATAGCACTAGAAATATTTGGATAATAAAAATGTGGAGTTCCTTCAGTAACGACTCCAGTAAGTATATTGATGTCGTCAGCGATAGTTGCACCTTCAGGTTCTCCTATCGTTGCGGCAACGACAGCAAGCGGCGTGAGTACGTCATCCTTCGCGTGGTCGTAGGCTGCGGTGAGCGTCATCGCATCGCCAGCGCGGGCAGGTATCGTTGTGAGGCCGTCATCCCAACATGAGCCGCCGACCGTCCCTACGCCGCCGTCGAAGATGAACAGCAGCAGCGTGCCTGGTGCGGGGTGCGCGAAGTGATACACGCCGCTTCCCGCCACGGGTTCGGTGATGCCAGCCGTGGCGCGTGCGGTGTGGACGGCACCTGCGGCGGTGAGGATGGTCACGCCTGGGGTGATGCCTGTCTGTCCTGCGTCGAATGAGGGCATCGTGTTACTCCTTCGGTGTGAGCCGTGCGACCTCGGCTTGGAGCGCGACTATCTGCGCGTACAGGTCGCCTATGAGCGCGAGGATGGCTTCGGTGTTCACTTGCTCACGACCTTCACCGGCTCAAGCACGACCGGCTCAAGCACGGCCTTCACGTCCACGAGCACCGGCTCCAACTCCGCGATGTGCGCGAGCGCGTCGGCCTTGCGTGCGGCGTAGTCGTCCTCGATGCGCTGCAACTCATCGCGCCAGAAGTCGAGGCGCGCCTCGAACTCGGACGCAGGAATGGCCTCGGTGACTGTCTTGGTGACGGTCATGGTGTCGGCTGTGACTTCGTAGGTGTCGTCCATGATTCCTCCTAGATACTCGTCCACACTGGGCCGGTAGCATCGACCGTCAGCTTCCAGTTGTTCGTGCCGTCAGTCATGTACAGCTGCTTGAACGCGAGCGTGCTGCTGCCGATGGCGACCTTGTTCGTCGCGCCTGGGAGCCACGCGACCACGGATGCGTTGCCGAACCGCACGGTGTTGGAGCCGCCGCCGATGGCGCTGTAGCCGATGGCGGTTTCGTTGGTGGCACCAGCGGCGGATGCGCGGGTGCCGGTGCCGATGTATGTCGAGTTCGCGGATGTCGCATTAGCCGTGGAACCATCAGCGAGGAAGCGTCCCGCGTACAACCCGATGCCGACGTTGTGGTTCGCATTCGCTATGGCGTAGAGTGCGTGCCGTCCGACGCCGGTATTCCCGATCCCTGTGCAGGAGTTCAGTGTCGCACCACCGAAGGCGGTGTTGTATGCGCCTGAAACATTCGTCGCTAGTGCGAACCATCCGAGCGCGGTACAGTCCGTCGCATCTGCCGCGTTCTTGAGTGCGTTGAAACCGACGGCGGTGTTGTTGGCGCCGACGCTCGTAGTAGCGGCTTGATACCCGACAGCAACAAGGGTGTCATGGGCTGATGCCGACGCTGCGGCGGATAGGCCGAGTCCGACGCCAGCAGCGGTAGCACCGCACCGAACGATGCCGTGGATGCCGGTGACTGCGCTCACATGCGCTACAGCCGCCTTACCAGCGAGTGCGTCGGTAAGCCCCGTCACGGCACCGATAGCGTGCGCGTCGGAGGATGCGGCGCGGTGTGCAGCGTCGATGGGGAGTCGTGCGGTACTCATAGGGTGCCTCCGCTCACGGTGTAGGGGATATTTTTATTTATTTTCATTTGTTTATTTTCCTTTACAAAATTATGCTGTGATTGCTTATGATACAGTTATACGTTTTGTTCCTATTTGTGCGCCATTCTTTTCAAAAGAAAGCATATAATCACTAGGATCTAGATATAATGTGAATTCACCCAGACCATTAGAAACATCTAATGCAACGATTGTGGACCAGTCGATTAAATTATTATTTATCGCATATGCTTTTACAACTATCTTAGTTTGTGGAATACCTGATTTTTCTACAACATCTGTAACCGTAGTTGTTCCCCTACCTTGTCCAATTATTGCATGACCATATGGAGTTATTAATTGTAGTATATCCGTATCAAAAGTATACGTGGTTGGGATTATTACAATTCCAAGCGTACTTGATATGCCAGATATAGTTCCAGTATTACAGTTTGTTTCTGTTTCTGTTAACAATACCTTATACAGACCAGCAGCAGACATTGCATCTACTTCTTCTGGTGGATTTACTGGAGTAATTATAGTATCATCTTTTACCCAATATATTGTGTGATATTCTGCATCGCCACTGGCTGGAGCGTCTAAGTTAGAGTCCCATGCATAATAATGTACTATAAGTTCTTTTCCCTTTAATGCCATTATAGAGAATTCCTTCTACGAATCAATGCTATAAGCATTGCCATTTGTATTACAAATACATCGGTAAATATGTGTATAGTACCAGAAGCTGCTATGTTTATTATATCTAACAATAATAATAGTAACGTTGTTTGGCTACCGATTGCATTGTGATAGAGGTTATAATACAGAGATTTTAACATATCAATAACAGTAATAGCTCCAAAGCCAATAGTTGTGATTACTGATTTTGTAAAGGAAATATTAGCCAAAGATATATAGCTTAATTCTTTTATAAAGTTATTAATTTTAGTAGGATATCCAGAAACATCAAATACTTTTGATAAAGTTAAGTCTCTTACAATATCAACAGTTGTACTTGAATTAATAGCTATATCTTTATTGAAACTAACTGTTTTTATTAATGAACCAATCCCACTTATTATTTTAGTTATACTAATATTCTTTAAGAACGACACAATATTAGATCCACCTATATACTCTTTTGGAATACCTATAGAAGAACTTCTTGTATTACTACCAGATGCATTGGTATCTTTTTCAACACCTACATCCCTGTATATGTCATATCCTAATGTATCTACAGTTATAATATGATTAGAGCCAACCTCACTTATTTTTGTTGGATCACCAGTAGAACTATTATCTTTTTCAGAGAATACTTGCTTACTTAAATTAGTTCCTAGATAACTTTGCCTAATAGGTATATACACAGACCTGCTAATTTCTCTCTTAATAGTTGATGTTCCTGATCCTGAAAAAGGCATTATAAATACTTCCCTATAGATTTAATAATAATATCAGAACCAACTCCTGAATAAGTATAAGCTACATCATGTTGTGTTGCCCCGCCACCCTCTATGTAGGTGACGGTGAGTTTGGGGCGGTAGGATGCGGTGGGGTGGTCAGAGGAGTAGAAGTACCGGCCACCGCTGGTGATGACGGCAAGAAACCCATAGTTGGGTAGGCTTCCAGCGATCCACTCCTGCACCTTTGACGGGGATAGGGAAACACTGATTACCCCCTCTGCTGTCCAGGAGTGGGACGCCAGCGCATCAGATTCACGGTCACTTGTCGTGTTGTTGCAGCCTGCCGTCGCCCATGCCGCGCCTGTCTTGGCATTGTTCCAGCAGCAATCGCCTTGGGTGTTGCTCTGCGCTCCCTCGTCCCAATCGCGCAGCACGCGATAAAGCGTCATCGTGTGTTGGGCTGCTGCGCTCCTGTAATAGTTGTTGAGTTCCAATGTTGCGTCAGTCACGGTAGCGGAGGATGGTATGCCGGTTAGGTCGAACTGCATGAGGAATCGGACGGAAATGTCCGGGTAGTAGAGTTGCACCGAGGTGGCAGCACCAAGGTTGTTAGCGGGTAAATCGTCGCGTATGGTCGCATCTTTCCCCGCGCTTGCGTCCGGCTGCAACACGAGAGGTGACGGCATCTACATCACCCGCACATTCAGCGGCACGCCAGCGAAGTCGTAGGTGATGACTCCATAGGCAAGCGTGGCGGGGACGGCGACAGGCATCCCGTCTGCGCCCTCGTAGTACGCCGAGAGCATCGGGGCGGAGTCGGTGCCGATGACCTGCATCTGCGGGTTCGTACACGGATGCGCTGTCTTGATGAAGTGCAGCACAGGTCGATCGGGGGTGAGCAGCCATAGCGCGGTCACACCAGGCCAGAGGTTGGGGATGGTGATGGTTGTGCCACTCGCCACGGGGATGGCCTTCTTGTTGCGACCGATGGGCGCGACGGTGATGGGCCGCTCGGCAGGTAGTAGGATGGTGAGCGCGCGCGTCCCCTTGTTGAAGCGCACCTGATACGGATACTCGCCAGAGGCGAACTTGGTTCCAGCGTCCTGCCAGTCACAGATGGTATCGACGTATGCGCCGTCCTTGAGGTGGTGCGCGTCGCCACCGCCTACCTCTAGTGTGAGAACAGGAATAGACGGTTGCTCAGGAAGTGCTTCTACAAGATATGGGTCACCATTTTCGTCACGAGGAACTTGCCACTGTGCATCTAATAATGCACGCCATCCTTCATCGAATGTTTTAAAACGTGCATTACGTTTGGCTATTATTTCTGCTCTAGCCATGTGTAACTCCTATTATATTGTTATGACCAAACTAGATCAAATGTGAATTCTATACTGTCACCAATATTTAAAGCAAGACCAGTAAAGTCACTTTTTAGAACAAGTGTGCCAGCTGGGTCACCATCATCTGTTAGCACGCCAGCATTTGTAATTGTCTTATTACTTGTAGCTATGGTTATCTTCCCAACAAAACGATTTGTATCTGCTGCTGGTTGAGATAGTGTTGCAATCGTTCTTGCTTCTTCAGCTGACTCAGTGAATAATGTAGTATCTGCCTTTGCTGCAGTACCAGCACCAGTTCCCCATGCTACGTAATAGTTTGCAGGTTTTGTTACAGTACCGTCAACTAGGTCTGCTATAAATGCCTCACCTGCTTCTGTAAAGATATTAGCCATTAATAATTCCTTTCAAAAAATTACTTAGCTTGCTGCCAGTTCTCTGTACAGTGACTGGAGCTTTTACAAATTCTTCTGTCCCATCTGCTCTTGTTATTTTCATTGTTAATACAGCAGTGGGCGTTCTTTTAAATATGTTTTTCATTAGTTTTATCCAATCTTGGTTCATAGTAATAGTAACTATATTCTATCACATTATTTACCTTAATAAAAAGAATAACCCCCATTGCTGAGGGCTATTCTAGAATTTAGATTAATTACTTAGATTAAGAAATTTCCTTAGTGAAAGTAACATCTGAACCGTAGTTACGATCAACGATAACGTTCTTGAGGGATACAATATTGTAGCCTTCAGTTTCCATCATAGTAATATCGTAACGCTCCTTGACTTTCATGCTAACAATGTCACGCTCTGGGTCATCCCAGTTATCAACTGACATGTCTTCACGTACGGTTAGTACGCCAACATCGTTTGAATCGATAACGTAAACATCGGTTGCCTTAGTCACTGTATCATAAGGAACATAAGGTGAGGTAATAACTCTGATACCAAACGGAGCAGTTCCCTGAAGAACAGCAGCGAATGTGCCATTTACAGGAGTACCATCAGTAAGTTTTGCAGTACCAGCTGAAGGAAGGAAAGTACCAGCGTTAACCCATTCAAGATTTTTGAATAGAGGCTGATCTAGCCACATCGTCCAGGCAAGTGGGTGCATTATAATTGTATTAGGAGTTCTACCAGATGCAAGCATCATACCAATGGTATCAAGAATATCCATATAGTCAAGAGTGTTGTTTAGGGCACCAAGTCTATCTCTACCAGTGTAGTCACCAGTATTCTTATATTCAAATGCGGCATCGTTGAAACGAGCAAGTGCTTTCTGCTCCTTGTAACGGGCCATTGCACGACCAGCTGCACGCATATACATTGATACAACGTCGAAAAGTGAGTCATCAATCATCTCTTGGGTGATTGGGACCTTAAGACCTTTCTTTGTGACCTTAGCGGTCTTTGCGCCACGTGCCCAGGTTGCTTGCTCTTCTGGGTAAGGTGCGCCTTCAGCTATCTCGTGGGCCTGGATTGCTCCGAAAGCCTGATAATCAACTGTTCTAATACCAGTGTTCACTCTAACAACATTTAGAAGTGGAACGATTACCTGTACAGGCTCTGCAGCCTCAAGTAATACATTAGAGGTAACTCTTGGGAACATCCAAGTAGCGTCAGTGGTACCAAGGTACTCATTAAAGCTGTACTCGTGCTGTTCAATTGTAGTTACTTCATTTTCGCCTTCGCCACGTGTTACTTCAGTCTCTACTGAGCCACCAGAGCGGAACACTTGCTCAAAGGTTTTTGGGTCTTTGAGAAGTTCTACTGCATATCTACTATCCATTAGTCGCTCCTCCGATTATAGCTTATAGAGCTGTACGCGCATTGCACCAAGAACGTCAGTAACGTCAAGGTTTGACCTATACCCAAAGAGGGGTACAGGGAACAATGCTGGGTCTTGTAGTTCAAGCGGACGTCTTAGTAATGCATTCATGAACTCTTCATAAGGAAGAGCCATGTACTCAAGCATACCAGTGTCGAACGCATCAGTACCAATAATTTCTACAGCCTTTACAACACCAACTGCTGGACCAGTAACGCCATCTGAGAAGACAACTGGACGACCCATGTTGTCAACGGCGATCTGGCTACCAACGGTAACTGCGTCATTTAGACCAAGAACGATTGGAAATTCAACATAACCTTCTGTAATGAAGGAAACACCGAATTTGTCACCACTTCTGAAAGAACGCATTGCATCTAGTACGCAAAGACCATGAACAACGTCTCTTGTACCGTCAGCGATAGTGGCAACTGTTTTGCCCTTTTGTGGGTGATCATTACCTGAGATATCATCATCATCATCTAGGGTTTCTAGAGTAATGAAGGTACCTTTTGTGATAATGCACTCAAGGAAAGGCTTGTGGGTCTCATCTACATATAGCGTAGGAAGGCCAACGTTTGCTTCGTAGTACTCAGCGACGGTATCGCCACCAGATACAATTAAGCGACCGTGCTTCTCAGCAGTGAGTAGACTCCACTCAGTCATGTATTCATTCTGTGCCATTTAATAGCCTCCGTATTTATTTACGAACTTTGACAGAAATAACTCTGTCTTCTTTTTTGTTTGTTATGTTTAAGGTTTTATCAGAGCCTTTAACTCTAACCTTTACAGAAGAATCTTTTTCACCTGGATTGTGCGGATCACCAGTTGGATCTTCAGTTAAAGTTGGATTATCGACTGAGTTCTTAATACTTGCTAGGCCAATAGCAATCTTATTAGCTCTCTCGCCTCTAACTAGGTCAAGTACGACCTGCTCATCTACGTCCTCATAACGACTTGCAATTTCCTTAGCTTCGTTAGACTCAAGGTTATCAATCCCTTTTAGTGAGATCAATAGTTCTAGTCTAGCTTGCTTAAGTTCACTTCTCATACTATTAAGTAACTCCTTAATAGAAATAAGTTCAGCACTTTCTCCCCCGACTTCTTCTTCGTCAGTTTCAGGAGCTTCTTCGTCCTCAACTTCTTCATCAGTTTCGGGTTCATCCTCAGATGCTACCTCTTCATCATCTTCAACTGTCTCATCAGCTTCATCATCAGAATCGGCTTCATCTTCTACGTCTTCATCAGTAGCAGTATCATCTGTTTCAGATTCAACATCATCGGCTTCATCAGAATCTTCTACATCTTCATCTGTAGCTTCATCATCAGTAGTAACGACTTCTTCATCTTCTGTTTCAGTATTTTCTACATCTTCTTCAGAATCAACAAGATCGGCAACTACTTCATCTTCACCAACATGTTCCATTGTACCGTCCTTTTTAATTAGATCGATTGCACCAGATTCACTAAACATGTATAGTTTAGCACATAAATCATCTAGTCCTTCAGTTTTTTCCATATCACCATTGACAAGAGAGGCTGCAACATTCATTGCATTTTTATCAGAAGGAACGGCTACATAAGATAATTCAAGCCCTTCCATTCCAAGCATCTGCCAAGTACATTGTTTTGCACTCTTAGGATCACTCTCATCAGTTAAGTAATAATGGCCTCTTTCGTGTTCACAGTAATCATTTACCCAGTCGTTTCCGCAGATAGAACATTTGATTCCATTTACACGAGATCCGATCGATACAGTATAGTATCTTTCATCTTTGATCTTTTGCATTGCTGCTTGATCGGTAATCTCAACAGTAAACATAAGAGCCTTTTTACCATTATGGTCACCCATCTGTGCATTAATAATACGACCAATAGTTGCATCAACATTAGCTTGGTCGTGATTAATTAGTACAGGAGTATTATATGGAGCTGTCCAAGTCGGAATAGACTTTTCTAATTCAGCTGGAATATACTCTGTTAGATTTCTAGTTACACCCTCATGTATACCAGCAATCGTTACAACAAGTTTACCTTTTGATTTACCGCCTTTTGTGGCTTCTGTAAAAGCATTAAGCGATTCTTTGGTAATTTCTATACTACCGAAGAACTCACGTATAATAACTTTTCCATCTTTTTCTTTAGTAAGGAATTCCATAATACCTCTCAACGAGATTATAACTCATTTAAATAGTAACATCAACTATTAGATTATCTAATTTATTTTTAATATAATTTTTAGACTCTTCTGTTATATTGTTTAAAGAAGCTAAAGATATAAGTTCTCTATAGAATAGGTCTACTTCTTTCTTTTCCTTAACAAAAAGTAGTTCTAGATATAGGTCTTCTATAAGAGATATTATTTTGTTAGGATCTTCTTCTTTATTATTTAGTATATTAGAGATAGCTGCATCGAAATTATAAGAAGACTTCTTAATCTTAGGAGCGCCACGATTACCTTTTTGATTGGCAGGGTTATCTTTACTACCAGCAGTACCCTTAGCAGGACTATTAGGATTAGTTCCACCTTCTGGTCCAGTAAGACTTCCACTTAGTTCGGTAAGAGTAATCTCAACCATATCAAGGTGATACTCTTCTTTGTGAACAGGGTCAACGTCAAGCCCTAACATCTCACGCATTTGTCCATGAGTAATCATGTTTTGTAGCCATAGTACTGAGATGTGATTTTCTAGCTTAACTCTTGACTCAAGGTCTATTTCTTTAAACTCAAAGAAAACCATCTGATCGTCACCTGTAGGATTGAAAGGTGCAAATCCACCTTCAAGAAGTAATTCAAAAATTATTTCTAAAGTTATTGCATTTTCTAACGTACTCTGGTATGATTTTAACTTGTCATACAAAGCAGAGTCCATTGCTGCTGCGTTAACCTTATTAGCATTACTAGAAAGACCTAAATGATGTTCGGAAAGACCAAAACCAGATATAACACGCCCTCTCCAGTGATCTATATATGGAGTTATATCAAGGCTTGCATTCTTAGATCCGATAACATCAAGACTATCAGACCCAGGCATAACCATTGCACCAACATCATGCATTTCTTTTACCTGATCTTGAGCAGCATCAATGTCTTCTTGTTCAATCATATAGCGGCCATCTTCACCACCAATTTTATAAATATAAACTGGTGTGACTTCTTTGTGATATACATTAAGCATATCTTCTTCCATAAGTCTCAAAGACCTAAGATCCTCAAGAACAGAAAGAATCCATGGATGGCCCCACTGTGTACCAGGCTCTCTATTGTACGTAAAATGAATAACGTCTTCTGGCTTAAAGTCAGTTTTAATACCATTGATATCCTGTTGATAACCAAGTACATTACCATTTTTGTCAACCTTTATAAGCATAGACTCAACTGGTGCAATAAAATAACCACCAACTGGCTTAGTGCCTATAACAGCTTGAACCTTAAAGCCAGAAAGATCATAGGGCTTGCTATCCCTAGCCTTAATAAGAAAAGCATTGTGATATCTAACGAGAGAGTCGGACACATCTGTAAGCAGGTCATCCATAGCCCTATTCTGTGCTAGTCCAAGTATCTGGAATCTTTTCTTAAGATATATAACAGCATCCTGATCAGCACTTTTTAGATAATATCCCTCTTTCCACATAAGTTCTTTATATTTTAGGAAAGCTTGATTTAGCCATGCATCTGCATGCATCGCCTTTTGTATTTGCTCCCAATCGTAATCTGGCTCTTCGAACGAAGCGGTACCACCAGTGTTATCAGTATAGACAACCACTTTAGGTTTTACTTTACCTTTTTTAGTTATAAGCTCACCAGTCTTTTTATTAGCTGCAGACCCTGGTGCCTCAAATAATACTTTTCCAATATATTGAAACAAGGAAGGCATTTTACTCCTCTAAGTAATTACATCTTACTATATAGTAACTATTATATCATAATATTATTAACTAAATTGATTATATAGAATACCATCAAGTGAAATCCAGGTATTCCCGCCAAGCGCATAGGCAGCGGATACATATCCATCTGGTGTAATAGTAATGCAGCCAAATGTAGAGTTATTTGCGACAGCAAATACTTTTTGCGATATTGGTCTATATTCTGATGGCAACTGAAAAATTGGAGTAGCTGTGCCAACTGTCCCACCTCCAATAAACCCAGATAACATTATATTACCAGTTCTTTGTTTTTCAAACGAACATAATCTAACATATTGATAGACATTTGTCCAGTTATTTGTGAAGCCAGGCTCTCCAGTTTGTCCCACAAAATGAACATATTCATTCTCAAGGCCTATGGCTATGGGTCCTGATGTATTTTGTCCAGACATAAATCTCATAAATGATGCCTCTGGATCATATGCAGTTGCATTCCCAAACGGAACAAGCTGTGCCCCATCAATTAATACAGAATTTGATGAAGTTGATATTTCTATAAATAGACCATCAGTATTTGCTGGAATATTATTAAATGTAAAAACAAATCTCTCCCACTTCAGACTATTAGCGCCAACCACTGGATCATTATAATTCCAAGATTTAACTAAAAATGTATCGTTCCAGCCGACATTATCTAATATCTCCACTAAATCCACTATCATCGGAAGAACCCTAATATTAACATTTGTATCTGCTTGCGTATCCTCAAATCTACTAGCATAAAAACTTAAAGTATATGGCCCAGTTTGATTTATTCCAATTGGAATTGGAACAATTTGTGAAATATGTTTCTTAGTTGCAATAACTGATGTAGTTCCAAAGAGCGCAGATCCAGATAATATTTCTTCGTAGTTACTTGTAATTATTGGAATATAATCTGAAAATATATAGAACTGGAAGGAACCACCACCAATTGGAATAGTTGGTACACCTGGACTAAATGTAATTGTATTCGAAGTATTAGAGGTTATTGTTCTTTCTTCGAAATACATACTATTTCTGTCTTCTATAAATATAGAATCTCCTACAAAAAAGTTAACATCCCAATTTCTATCTTCACATATAATAGATGTATTAGCCCCAGTAGTACCAGTTACTATTCCCATTTCCCCTTGTGCCCACGTAAGCCAACTACCATCGCTTGGAACATAGTTCCCATAACCGTTTGGCCCAAGTGGGCTATTGGCTGGATCATAATATCTAGCAAGTATTTCAAAACTATGATCATCTACTAGGTTCGCACCATCATAGAGCATTATCTCATTATTATTACTATCAGACATTCTAAATGTTCCTTGATTTACAAAAATTCCAGAACCATCTATTCTTACTCCACCCTGAGTCGATTCAATAGACACTAAGTCTGCACTAATTGTTCCAGTTGTTATTTCATCACCATTTATAAATGTTTGGCCAATAGAAAGTGATAATACTCCATATGAATTATTATCAAGAGTCCATATTCCTATATTTTTATATTTATGTGTTTCACTATCAGCTGGTACGGATATCCCAGAAGCTATAGTTGCCGATGTTGGTATAAAAACTTCATCTTGATCAAGGGATCCGAGTATATCTGCATATATCCAATATGTTTCACTAGCTACTGGTAGTGCTACAACGTCTGCTCCTGTTATAGTTAGATTCTCACCAAATCCTGGAACATATAAAAGTCCTCCAGGATAATATAAGTGCCCATTATCTACAGTTGTACCATCTGTAGTATTTGGAGAAAATCTTCCAGTGATGGATACATTTCTCTCTCCAATAGATAATGAGCCAGCAGAAACTGTTCCAGTTCTAATATTACTACCATCTATTTCAGTAGTATCTCCCCAAAATAAATTATCTTCCAATATTCCTATACTTTGATTAGCATTGTTTATTGACTCAGATATAGTTGATCCATCAATTGGTTCTCCAGAAACTCTTATATAATCAGCAACAACAGTTCCAGTTATAATTTTATTACCATTAATTATAGTTGATCCATAACTTGTCATTAATGTTCCAAATAGTAGTTCATTTTCCCAAATACCTATAACTGCAATATTATCACCTTCTGGTTTATTATTTCCATCAGCTGTATTATCATAAACTCTTGATAATATAGTTGCAATTCCGTCTATTGGTTCATCAAAAGTAATATATATCCAATAACTTGTATCTGGATCACTTGGTGTTGACGAATCTTCAAGTAATACCTCAGCAGCATTAATAATATTTGTTTTTATACCACCATCATATTCTATTGAAACTACTCCATCTGTATGTGATAGGTGTAAACCAACTACTGGACTGCTAGCACCAGCTTCTTCTTGATTTTCTCCCCACGTAATAGATAAAGACATTGGCCTATCACCAATTTTTATTGCGCCAGCTTCTATAGTACCAGCCTTTATATTTCCACCATTTATTTCTACAGTATCGCCCCAGAATAGAAGGCTTTTTAGATAGTTGAATGTTTTATTCTCCACAAAAATATCTCTTATGTCTTCTAGATTTTTAGATGTAACTGAAGATATAAATGTAGAAACTTGCCCTTCTCCGCTTAACTGATTAATATATGTATCAACCACTAGTTGATCAGGGAGATCTCTGTATGTTTCTACAACATCTATTTCTTCTGCTCCACCAGCTTCTACTATAGCTTGGTTATAGATTTGCAAAGTAGCTAATTCAACTATATCATCTGCTATCTTAGAAGCTTGTTCAGAAAACGCAATAGCTCTATCAGTCAGATCTTCATTAATTCTTTTTTGTTCAGAATCAAATAATCCAATAAAATTACTAATAATATTAGAAAACTTACCAGTCTTATTTGCAAACGTAATACCACTATTTAAACTTCTATTAGCAATATTGTCATAGTAATATTTGGCTGTATCAGATACTTCTGATTTTAAGAGAGATTCATCTCTCTCTATTTTTTCACCAACTTTAATTATTTGTTCATTTAATGCAATTTGAACACCAATAAGTTCTGACTTACCATATCCTTCATATTCTTTTTTAATATCTGATATAGATAGCTTAGGATTTCTTACTTCCTTAAGTCTTTCTGATATACCCCTTGCAACGTTTATGTTTTGCATTATTATTGGATATGTTATACTATTTTCTATTTCAGTAGAATCAAGGAATGCTTTAATATTGTCAAGCTCTTTATTAGATTTATCTAAAAGTTTTATTGCTTTTATAGAGTAGTTCCCCCATAGACCAATACTTTTTGTTTCATACACAGATGAGACTAGATTGGCTGATATCCCATCCTGAGTAAGCGAGTACAGATATGTAGGATAAGTTATATTTTGTGAATTAGATACATTGCTATTTAGTATTCTAGATGCACTTTTTACAGTAAGGTCATTTGTAGTTACCGCATACTGCAGTGCGCTACTCTCGAATACCTCTAGCGTTTTTTCTATATTTTCTTTGGCTAATGCCAGATGTTTAAGAAGATAATTTTTATCAATAACAGGTGGATCAAAGATAATTTTATTATCTTCAATCTTGTTATATGAAACAGAACGCTTCGGATTATAGTCAATATTTGGTTTTTTAATTGGGTTTTTGCTCATTATTATTCCTAAAAACTACTTCGCTTAATTGTTCTATTTCTTCTGAGGTCAGCTCGTCCTCTTTGTTTCCATAAACTTCTTCTTAGATATTTTACATCACTTAAGTCTTCTGTGACGAATTCTTTATTAGTATCTAGTAATACGCCAGTTGATCTTCTAACATCAAAGTTTACTGCTACTGGACTTGGAGTTCTTCTGGCTGTTGAGAATGAACCCCATTCAGTAACCGCACCAAGTACTGTTAACATGAATGCATCTAATGCGTGATCCCCGATTTCTTCATTACCAGCCTCATATCTTGGCTTACCATATATTGATAAACCTACAATAACATATGACTCAAATTGTGAGATTATATCAGTAAGACCAGGAACTTCATGACTATCTAATCTATTCAAAATTAATTGGTCATTTTCAAATAACTTAATTGTTTGATCAACCATATAGTCTTTTGCTTCTTTGTTTACTTTTTCTCTAGTTGTGGGATCCCATATTTCAACATTCTGGTGGAAGTTGAATGGTCTAATTACATGTTGCATACCAGAGTATCTTTTATCATTTATGCCAGCTAAAGTAAGGTCTTCATATTGACCTTCACCATAACCTCTATCTAGAACTATAAGGTCTGGAGCATAAGTTAAGAAAATTCTTTTGATAAGATCTTTGCCTTCATTAAGTGTAAACTCACCACGAGGTACCTCAAATCTAGCAATTATCTTTGCTCTACCAACATCAATGTTTTCTTCATCAAAATCAGCCCATATCATAAAGTCTGTTATGACAATATTAACACCAGCACCTATTTTGTCCCAGTCAACACCAACAACCCTTCTTGCGCCAGGTGGCTTATATAGAAGGCCATTTTTCTCATATCTATATCCTTCGGGATAGTGAGCTTGTGCTCTTTCAATATGTGACTGTAGGAATACACCAGCAGTTTCTTCACCAAAGTCTGCAATAATTTCATGCAGATAGTTGTTATGTGTATATACCATTCTGAATTCTGCATCTTGTGCAGTATCATAGTTAACATCAGAGTGAGTTGGGAAATAGTATTCATTATACAGTTCTGGGTGTTTTCTTACGAATTCAGCTGAGAATCTATACATCATATCTCTACGTCCAGAAGGAGTAGAAGATACATACATGTACTTCTTTCCGCCCTTAGACGTTCTTCTTACTATAGCGAATAGTGCCTTAAGGTCACCAGCATTCATATAGTCAATCTCGTCGCAGTATAGGTCATCTGCTTCTTGACCACGTACGTTATCTGCATGGTTTTTAGATCTCATACCAGATGTGAATCCCTTGACAACAGATCCATTAGGGAATTCCATTTGGTGATGTGGCTGCTTCTTTGACTTTATTTCTTTGTCATCCCACATCTGCTTGAGTTCTTCGTCTCTTTTTATGAATTCAATTATCATATCCCAAGTTACATCTACGTGTGAAAGCATTGGTGCGACAAGTAGTGTTTTATTGCCAGGTCTCGTCATTGAACGCCAAAGTATTCTTATAGCCATTGTCGCAGACTTACCTGCACGACGGCCCCACCTCATTATTACTCTTGGCTTTGATTCTCTAAGTACTAATATCTGATATACTCTTGGGTTTATCTTTAGATATACTCTAGCCCATAAAACTGGATCAGCAGCGATATATACTAAGTTATTGTCCTCTTCAGACATACCATCATGATCGACTTTTTCAGGATCAAATAAAAGAAGTATTTCTTCTCTTTTAAATTTGCGTCCTTGTACTGGCTCACCAGATACTGGATCTAAGATTATTTTATCAGCGAGTGTGTTTATATTATCAAAAACCCACTCAATTCTATTAACCTCATCTTGCATAGTTTGGGGTAATAGAGCAATAAGCTCTTCTTTCGAGAGATTATCTAATGCTGAAGTTCTTCTTATTGTAAAAACAGGTTTAAAGTCTAGTATCATTATTCTTACCCAAAATACTTTCCACCTTTAGATAAGTTTTCACTTGCCCAAAGTGGTTGTAGATTATCAATATTCCAACATTCTTTTATTTCTTCAGGATTAGTAAAATCAAATAGACATTGTGGTTTTATGTGGTCTATATGCCACTCACCATAATTATCCCAAGTCATTCCTGGTTTAAAATGTTTTTCTAAATGAATTCTTATTTGTTCTATTTCTACTCCAATAATTTCTTCTGTTTTTCTACCACCTTTTTTAGAATTAGTATTATTTACATACTTGCAAACTGACCTTGAGATATTGTTTTTTAGTCTCCAAAATGGATCTTTTCTTAATTCTATTTTTCTATTTCTATCATAAATTCGTTTTTTAATTTTATGCGTAGTTAAGTCTTCTTTATTTTTATATCTCTCTAATGCATCCTTACTTTCACATTTTTTACAAGAAGAATTTAAAGACAAAACTCCGTCTGATTTTCTTTTATATCTGCTTAACCTAAATTCAGTATCTTCTTTTTCTATCTTACATTTAGTACATATTTTCATAGCATATTATCCGAAGTGTCCATGAAGCAGTCCTGCCTCATTTCCTAATGCACTTCTAGCATTAAGTTTTGAACCTTGTATTGCTTGGACAGCTCTCATTCTATTGTTCATATTTTCAGGATTCATAACTGAAGCGGGACCAATCGCCTCAAATCTAGGTCTCATAAATGTCTTCATTGATTTTTGGAAGTATGCTTTAGGTATCTTATAGTGTACTGCTTCTCCTATTTTTGCTGCACCAGTAAATCCATGATACGCTAGTGTTCCTATATCCCATGCCATCAATGCAGTATTAACTCCAGGCATTACATAACCTACAAGCTTTGCTCCAGCAGCACCTGAAGCACCTACGCCTTTGACTGCTAGTCTAGCTCCAGCTTTTTCTGCAACAAACTCAAGTGCTTCTTCCGCAGCCTCTTTACCTACTTTTTTAGTAGCAAGATTTGTTGCTCCTTTTTCTATTGCCCCACTAACTCCCATAAATTTAGCAAAAGCTCTGTTATATATTCCACCAACACTTTTACCAGTAGCTACTTTTCCACCTTGTTTTACCATTGCTTCTGTAAGCCATACGCCAAGATTATCCCCAGTCATTTGAGTAGCGGCTGAAATGCCATACTTAGTTGCTATATCTCTTGTTCCAGCAAACGCAGAAGACGATAGCATTCTTTCACCATGATGTACCATCTGTGCACCAAGAAGTGGATTAGAAACTACTCTCGTGGCCTTAGCGACAGCTCCGCCCATAAAGCTTGATCTACCAGTATTCCATGCTTCAAGTTCATCTATTGTTGATGTATACCCAAACATTGATCTTGCTTTATATCCAAAGTTAGAACTACCAGCAATTCGTCTTCTGCTTGCTATATCATAGACTCCTGGTCTTAACGCACCATTAGTATAAGCATTAGCTTGCTGCATTTGTCTGAACTTCATTAAGTTA